TTGCATTGCATGTTTGGGATGAGACTAATCCTGGAATGATTCAGTTTGATCTTTATACCTGCTCTACTTTACCAGTAGACTTAGTAATCAAAAGCCTGGAAGACAATCTTGGTCTAAAAGATTATAAGCATATGGTTATTGAAAGAGAGACAGGCTTTAATATTTTAGAGGTACGTTAATAATGAAAGAATTAATTCATTTTACTGCTGAGTGGTGCCAACCATGCAAAGCAATGTCACCAGTAATTTATCAATTTATAGAAAAACATTCTGACATTAAGTATACCAAAATAGATGTTGATGAAAATCCAGATGCTGCAAAATTTTTTGGAGTACTTGGTGTGCCAACATTTATATCACAAATTGATGGAATCAATCATGAAAGGCGAACTGGAAAATCTACATTGTTTCAACTAGAATCAATGTTTGGATAATATATAAGCACCAGTAGCCAAGTTGGTTAAGGCCCCGAACTCATAATTCGGCTATCGTAGGTTCAAGTCCTACCTGGTGTACTAATGGTCTGTAGCACAATTGGCAGTTGCACTCGGCTGTTAACCGAGATGTTGTAGGTTCGAGTCCTACCAGACCAGCGATGTGGATATAGTTTAATGGTAAAACTCTACCTTGCCAAGGTAGTAATACGAGTTCGATTCTCGTTATCCGCTCCAAGGCACTATCGTCTATCGGTTAGGACATCGCCCTTTCACGGCGAAAAGACGGGTTCGATTCCCGTTAGTGCTACGCCCTCATAACTCAGGGGATAGAGTCACGGACTTCTAATCCGTTGGTCGCAGGTTCGAATCCTGCTGAGGGCACTTTTATGATACAATTAATAAAGGAGATGGTATGTTAACTAAAAATAATTTTATTGGATATGAAGTAGATGAACCAGTTAAGAATCTTTTTATTATAAAAAATTTTTTAAATGAAGAAGAAAATAAAATTATTTTGGACTATCTACAACATTTATCTCAAGAAGAGTGGGAGATTGAGTACTCTGAAAATTTAAAAAAGTTTTGCTTATTAAAATTTGGAACAGATGATGTAGAAAAACTTGTAAAAGAAGGAAAATTTGAAGTAACTAAAAGTTGGTCAGATAAAAATGTAAATTTATACAATAATGAAAAAACAAAAAATGTTTGTGAAATTTTACAAAAAAGAGTTAATACATTTCTACCAGATGAAATAGAAATCAGAGGACCTGGTACGGCACAAAGGCAGTATTCTGGTGTTCCTCTTACTCCACATTTTGACCAACATACAGACCCATCAATTGAGTATGCAGCAATTATATATTTAAATGATGACTATGTTGATGGAGAGTTATTTTTTGTAAACAAAAACATTGAGATAAAACCAAAAACAAGATCTTTGGTTATTTTCCCAGGCACAGAAGAGTTTACTCATGGAGTAAAAGCACCTGGAGAAGGGCCTATCAGGTATGTTTTGCCATCGTTTATTTCTAAAAAGGGATTTTACGATGATGGAAAATATTATGTTTAATGCAAAAGTTATTGAAAAATTTTTATCTGATGAAGAATGTATTTATATTATTAATAAAACAATAGAAATAGACTCTTGGGACAAAACAAATGATGAGTTTTGGAGCAATAGAGTTTTTAACCCTAGATCTCTTCCAGGAAATGATGCATTTAGAAAATATATGATAGAAATTTTAAATAAAAAAAGAGTTGCTATATCTCAGCAATATAATCTTCCAAAACTATTTAATGATGGATTTGCTATTGTTAGGTGGTTTCCTGGTATGGAACAGCAACCACATTCTGATGATATGAAAGATTTTTTAGGAAATGATGAAAACAATATTAACAGGTATAGAGAATTTGGAGCAATTATATATTTAAACGATAATTTTATTGGTGGAGAAACTTATTATCCTAAAAACAATTTTTTAGTTAAGCCCAAAGTAGGAACATTGGCAATGCACCCTGGAAACAGCGATCACTTACATGGTGTTTCTAAAATTAAAGATAATATAAGATATACTATAGCAACATTTTGGACAACAGACGAAGAACATAGTAATGAATAAAAAATATATCAATGATTTAAATAACGAAGTTCCAGAAAATACTATAGTAATTAATCCAATGCATCCAAATATGCCATTTTTTGAAAATCTTGATGAAGTTATTATAAGTTTAAAAGGTGAATCAAAAAGAAATTGGTTTAATCCTCATTTTTATTATTGTTTGCCATTAGTTATAGGAAACCAATATGGTTTTGCGATAAAATCTTTATATGATTTTACTGCAATTTGGAATGGTGGAGAAAGTTTATCGGATACAAAGATAGAGGTTAATATAGGAGATGACAGGCATCCAAGACAACAAATTTCAAGTCATTTTGGAAGTGGGATAATAACTGTTCAAAATATATTTAGCATAAGAACTCCACCAAATATTAATATTATTACAATGCAAACGCCAAACCATTTCATACCACACATTTTTGCAATGACTGGAGTAGTTGAAACTGATAACTTAAGAAGAGATTTTACTTTTAATTTAAAAATTACGCAAGTAAACAGAAAGATATCTGTTAAAAAGGGTGAAATTCTTGCATCATTTATTCCAATAAAAAGATATTTTATAGATAATTTTGAACTTAAGCATTCAAATGAAATATTTGACTCTGAAACTCTTTATAACGAAAATTTAGATATGCAAGAATTTAATAGACAAAGAAATAGCGATGATAAAAATTATGTGCATCTTGCTGGCAGAAAATATTTTAATGGCGAGCATGCATTTGGAGAAAACTTTGTAGATCATCAAAAAAGAATTATAAAAAACAATAAAAAATAATTATTTTTTTCTCATCAATCTTTTATAATCTCTGTATATACCAAACTCATCTAACCAAGAAATAATCACTTTTGGTGTTACTTTAAATTCTTTTGCAATATCTACTGGTTCAATTTCGTCAACAACATATCTTTGGTAAAGCCACTCTTTATTTCTATAATCTTTTTTCAAGCAGCCCTCAGTGTTTTAAGTTTATGTCCTACCATAGTATCTGTGGGCTTTCCGTCTCTATAAAGCCTGATTACAGCAGCAGGATCTTCTGGTGTGCCATTGATTGTAAAGTCACTATTAGGAACATTATATGAGCCATTACGAATTATTCTAGTAATTTTACCAGTTGCTCTACCGCCAGAAGAGTTCCATGAAACCATTGATCCTACGCCAAGAGCCTTAAAAATTTCATCTACCTTTTCTACATTTGAATAATCTGTTCCAAAGTCAGCAAACAATGCCTTGTCTCTTTCTCGTTCTACAATTCTTCGAGACCAGGAAAATCCAGCATCTCCGCCCCATGCGTCCCACATGATTCTTCCATTAGATGGATTTGAGGTGTTATAAAAATCTTTACCTTTTTTATCTACCTCATGACGTGAAAAGAAAGAGTACATACGCTTTACAGTATCCAAAGAAAGGCCTCTACCAGCAACTATATCAGTTGCTCTACCCCATCCTACAGGAGTTCCAGCACCAGTTGCCTTTCCTTCTTCTTTCCATCGTAAGGCCCTTCTGGCAGCAGCCTTCATGCCAGATGTTGGTGTGTATGTATCAGCCATTTTTTTTCTCCAATTGCTTTGTATGTTTAACAGTATATGGTTCTATTCTAGACTTAACTTTGCCATCTTTTGTCATACGAACAATCCAGCCATCTTTTATTTGCATATCATTGAATGAATATTTAGATCTTTTCATTTTAGAAAAAATGTTGGATCAAAAGCATCTGCAAATATTGACTTTTGAACTCCAGCACCCCATTCACTAGGAAGCATATTCATAAGACCAAGTTCTTTTGCTCTTCTTGTTATATGTGCTTTTGCTTTTGCATAATCTTTTGCTCTTCCAACTGACTGAATAGCATTACGAAGATCTGATGCATTTGCTATTGGAAACGATCCATCTGGCATTGCATTTCCAGCATTTGCCATTCTTTCTCTAGCACTAGAAGAGTAATCTCTTTTTTCTGTTCTAGCCAAAGCATTAAAAGGATCTATAGTTTTTTGATACATCATTGAATTATCCATTGACATCTCCATATCACTTAATTCTGGTTCTTTTGGAAGTGGATCAATTGGAATCATTAATGACATCATACATGCTGTATATAACCTTGTTGCTTCCCAGAATCCATCATCTTCTTGTTTAAATAATTGAATTAAAACTGCAGGATTTTCTGCAGTTGCTTCAATATAGTATTCAGTTCCTTCATTTCCAAGATATCCATCACGCATCACATGAACAACTTGTCCTATATGAAATTCATCAGAACCATGACCAGTCATAGCAAAATCGCCTTCTTTTAAGTCTGGCATGGCTTTATCAATATTTCCTTCACTTCTATTTATAGCGTAAATTTGTCCTGCTGCCTCTGCTCTTGTCTTGTGGCAACCCATAACAGTTCCGTCATCTTTTACCGCAGGGTATCCAGAACACCCATAAGAACCCCTAGCACCTACTTTATATGGCATACCTTATATTATACCAGGTTTTGTATATAAAAGTGAAAATAGGGTAGACTGTTACATCTACCCTATTGTTTTAATTTGTATTACTTAACTACCTTTTTAGATGCTGGCTTCTTAGCAGCCTTCTTCTTTACAGGCTTAATATTCTTCATTGCATCATCTACATCCTTTGCAATTGCATCAAACTTGCCAAATGCTGGATCTTTTGGATTTGCTGCACGAAGAACAACTGGTACGAGAGCAGCCACTAGAGCAGCCCACATGTCTTTAGGATCTGTAATTCCTGCAGTATATAGTGCAACTACACCAGCAAGAACTGAGCGTCCATAAGAGGCACCAATAGCCTTTAATTGTGCGTTATTCATTTAATCACCACCCTAATTAATTATACACCAAAGATTATTTTTCTTTCTTCTGTTCAACAAGAGGAAGCAATTCTTTAACAATATTCATTAAAATTGGACCAGTTCTATAATCACCCAAGTATGCTGTATTTGTTTCTTTTCTACAATACTCAATTACCTCATTTATTGTTGCCATTGTATTTTCGATGTACTCAAACGCCCAGTCTCTTGAATCTGAAAGAAATTTAATAAAATCTTCATTTGATTCATCTTTAAATTTGTCTGAACTTTCTAACTCTTCTTTCATGGCAGTCATCATAGACAAAGCAATTTGATTATCTAGTAAACTTTGAGTTAGCGCCATTTGAATTTTAATAGCCCTATATAATATATAAGCATTAAAAATAACTAAAACTCCTATTACCCAACTATACCATTGCATTTTTCTCCTCGTGTGTAGGCCAGTAATATTTGCATGGCTCTTTTTTATTTGGACAACATGGGCTATTATATGGACTTGTTACAGCAGATTGATACTTAGCATAGTACATTGGATCTTTGTTGAATAAATTAGCACGATGAGTAGTTACTATTCTCATAACTTTAATTTCATCATTCCAAAACTCTGGTCGTTTATCTCCCCAAGTTTCCCAACATTGATCGTGTAACGCTCTAAGGTTTCTTACATTATTTTCTGTCTTAATGCCACGAAGGTTGGCAATTTGTACCATAGCCTCAATATAAGACCAAAGGCCACGCTCAAAACCTTTCCACATAAGAACAGCAGGATGATTTCTCCATGCACCGCCTTTAGACTTACCAGAAAGAATATTAAGTATTTGATATCCTTCAAGTATTTGTTTGTTCAATCTTTTATTATCTAGACCTTGTGCACAAGCAATAGTGCTTGTGTATGGTAAGAATGTTTGCACTAAAATAACTCCTCATCATCTGTTTCTATATTAAATATATCAGATTGTAGGGCTTGTGTCAACTGTGCAAAGGCAACAACAATTAAGCCAATAAATGAAACAAACACTCCTAAAACAGACAAACTAATCCATTTTTTCATTTTTCACCTTCATTTCTAAACATTTTTTACAAATAACATAACTATTTCCAGTAAAAGGACAAGATCCAGCATCAATAGAAAAGTCATGTCCTTTAATCTTACAAATTATTCTTTTAATCATTTTACTGCGTCCCTTACTAGCATTACAACAGCACCATTATCTTCTAATGCTTTTTTTACTTTTAGCATATACTCTAACGCTCTTCTTTTTTCAAATTCATCTAATCTCATAAACTGTTTTTCGTTTGCTCTTACAGTTAAAAAATGTTCATTGTCTATAATGTCAACAGCAAACCCTCTTGGTGGAGTAATTGATCTAAAATCACGTTGCATATTGTCTGTATACATTACATTTCCAATGTTAGGTTTTCCCAAATCTCTGCCCAACGAGATTTTGTTTTATGATTATTAAATTCCCTTGATATATTTCCTTTATCCAAGTAAACCCCGCCCCATACACCATATTCTTTATCAGATATTCCAACGGCAAAACATTGTCTAGCAACTGGGCATGCAAGACAAACATTATCTACTCCATGCCTAATATTTGGAGTTTCTTCATACTTATCAAAAAATAGGTTAGTGTCATAATCAAGGCAAGCAGCATCTTCTTTCCATAAATGTTTGTTCATAATTATTCCAAGTGGCTGCTTTTAATGTTCCACCCATTTTTACCTGGCTTATACACTGTTTTAATATTCCAGGAATTATTTACAAATGCACCATTTTGTTTATACATTGCACTATTTGATTTTGATAAATGAATAACGTTCCAGCCATCCCAAGAAAGGCTAGAGTTTTGATTAACAATTTCTTCCATTTTATTTAGATCAGAAATAATCATTTTATTTTCCTAGTGTGAGAATATGCCGACTTCGATATCGCTATTTTGTGCAAATGAAACCAATTTAGAAATACGTTCTTTTGGTTTACTGAGATACGCATAATAGTTAATATCGTATATATTTTCTACTACCCACTCTGGGGTTACTTTGTAGAACTTTACCTTTTTTCCTCTTGCCTTTAATCCTTTTTCAGAAATATTGCAAAATTCTGAAACAAAGGAGTTTACATTAGATGGACCTAAAGAATAAACTATATACTCATCATCATTTTGTTGCATTGATGATAAGCCAATACCCATAGCGCGAAGGAATACATTGTAGTCATTAAACTCATTTGTTCCCTGTACCACGATTTTCATTTTTTGCCCTATTCTTTAGTTTGTCCAATATGATCATCATTTTATTTACATCTTCGTTTGACATATTTTGGATATCAACTGGAGATGTTGTATTTCTATCTACTCTACCATCTTCAACAACTGCTCTATAAAATACATTTTCATGTACCCAGTAAGCATAGTCTTCAGTAACTAAAACGTCTATAATATTTGAGTTATAGTGTTTTATAGACTGAGTTTTTTTAATAACAGTATTGGCAATATATGAAGGTATAAATGGACCAATAATGCTATTAATATGGCTTTGTCTATATTTAATTTTTTTACTTTCTTTTTTACCGCTTAGTTTAATTATAGCAAAAACAAGCAGCGCTGTCAAGAACGATACAAGTAAATCATTCATAAATTAATTGTATCATCTTTCTATGAAAGTATTATGCGTTTGATTTCTAGTAAAAACTTTTTCATGTCTTCATCTAACTTATCTACTTTTGCTGGATTAAATGCATCTGGAGACAATATAACAACTGGATTTTCATCAAACAAATCCATTTCAACAAAACCATTTTCCCACAGATACATCATTTCTTTATTAAGCATGCTATTATGAAGTTCATAAAGTTCTGGGTGTACTTCTTTTAGTTTGCTGGTAAAACTATAAAGGGCTTCTCCCTCTTCGTCAAATCCTTTAAATTCTACCGCACCCTGATCTATCAATGTTAGCAATAACTGCTCTTCTGGTCCAAGATTCATGAGTATGACTCTCCTTTATTTCTAGTTTCAATTAGTTTTTCTCTTTCATCAACAAAGGAGTATGCATATGCCATCATTTTTTCATATCCAACTGGATCATTCATAATCTTGTTGTAATGGTGCCCACAGAACATTAATTCACCATTTACACCAGTTACAGAGACATATGCTTGTGCGCCACAACTATCACAGCGATCATTTGCAGTTAAAAGCCAAACTCTTTCTTCTGGGTTTTGTGTCTTTAACATACTAAACATATTTTACATCCTTTTATTGTCGGTTGAGTAAAATCCCTTACCATTAAATTGTACACCAAAAGGAGTGTATTGTCTAGTCAGAACCGTATTGCATTTTTCACAATTATATTGTGGCTCCGACTCTATAATTGATCTAGTTTTAATTATTTGTGTATTACATTCAATACACTTATATGTATAGTCTGGCATTACTTTATTTTCTTATTAAACCTTGCCCACACTCGCTCGTGAATGTAATATGCACAAGATTCCCACGCAATATATGCAAGAGATCCTAAACTGGCATACTCCCATTCACGAGTAAATGCGTAAATAAGACCGTATACAAAACCAATATGGACAAATTGCCAACTAATTGTTTTTAGTAAACTTCTCTTATTTGATTCCATATTACTTTGCTGCCTTCTTTGCTGCCTTCTTTGCAGGCTTTACTGCAGGCTTTGCAAGTTTAACTGCTAGTGGCTGTCCCTCTTCACCCTTGTAAACTGGACGACCCCAACCAACAATACCATTAATTAGTTTCTTTTTGTTGTCTTTAACGTATGCACGAGTTTTTTCACAAACCATACCGCCATTACGTTGATCTCCCTTAGAAGATCCAGCAGTATTTCCTTCAATACATTGAATTGTTCCATCACCGTTGTTTTTAATACATATACCAACGTGTGATGTTCTGTTTACTCCGTCTTCTGGAAAATCAAAGTAAATAATATCTCCAGGAGTTGGATCATCATTACGAGCATCTGACCAGCGATTCATCTTCTTAAATGCAGCCTCTCCAGTAGGCGTATAAACGGTATTAGGAACCTTTACACCAGCCTGGTTGGCACACCACATAACAAACGATCCACACCAAGGTTGGAAGTTTGCCTTTGTAAATTTACCATACTTTGTTTCATTATCTTTAGGACCTTCAATTGTGCCAATCTCTTTTTTGGCAACTTCAATTATAGCCTCTACTGTACCTTTTTCTGCCATGTTTCTCCTTCTATTTGCAAATAGGATTGCTCCTAAACTAAGTATATCATAAAGAACTAATATAGATATTTGTCATATTTTTTTATTTTTTTAATTTGCTTCCTATATTTAATTTTATAATATATTTTTTTTATTATTTTATTCATTTGAAACAAACCCACTAAAAAACTTTCCCTGCCAAGATGTCCAATAAGATCCCATGTGGCTTCCATCATTAGCAATGCGCCAATATGGAACGTTATCTGGATTTGAACTTTTTGCTACATTATTAAAATATTTCCAATCTTGTTCTACAAAATTATTAAAATTATAATTTTTAAAATTATCAGAACAATTAGAAAACCAGGTGGTCCAAAATAATTTAATTCCTGCCCATTTACATATTTCCTCTAAATACCAAATTGCTTCTATTGCTTTCATTGTTGCGTCATATTCATTGAAAGATAGGGTATATTCAAATACTGGCTTTTTTTTATTTTCTTCTGTAAGAAATTTTGCTTGTGCAGAAACATTCCAAAACTTTTTTAAATCTTTATCATATAGAAAGTCTCTTGCAACATCTGGAAATACCACAAAAATATAGTTTGGCTTACCATAATTTCTTATAAAGGCAATAATATTTCTAACTATCAACCTGTATGATGCACCCATTGAAGAAACATCAAAAAGTTCTATGTTTTTTGTGTTTAAGTTTTTTAATAAAAATGACTGCCACCTCAACTCTTCTGGCAATCCTTGTCCAAAAGAATGTGAGCATCCAGCAGTTAAAATAGTAGTTTTGTTTTGATCCACTGGTTCAAAATGTTTTGACCTAAAACCATGTCTATTAATTTTATATGTAAAGTTTGGATTTTTATTAATTGACTTAATATCTCCTACACTATCTGTAATATAATATCCATTTTGATCATAATATTCAATTTCTTTTTTTTCTGCTGGAATAAGAGTTCTTCGATCTAAACTTCCTAAAAATATTTTATTATTGCCTGGACCAATCCACTCTGAACTATACTCTTCTGGTGTAAATTCTAAAAAATGTTTATGAAAATTTTCTATTTTATTTTTTATTTTATTATAACTTATATCTGTAATAAATTTTTTCATTTTTGTTTTTGTCCTTAAACAATTATATTCTTATTATACAACAAATTCCATTTTAATATATCTTGTTCATCATTTAACAGAGGTTGTCCTTTTATATTTAAACTAGTATTTAATAAAACTGGTACTCCAGTTTCTAAATAAAACTTATTTAATACTCCCCATAATCCAGGATGCTGGTATCTATTTACTGTTTGAACTCTAGAGGTTCCATCAACATGCACAACTGCTGGTATTTGTTTTGGTTTTAAGCATTTAACAGTGTACTGCATATACGGACTGGTAAAATCCATATCAAACCATTTACTTGCATGCTCTTCCATAACGACTGGGGCAAAAGGTCTAAATAGTTCTCGTTTTTTTATTTTATTTACTTCGTCTTTTATGGATGCTTCTCTTGGGTCAGCCAATATACTTCTATTTCCTAATGCTCGTGGACCATATTCTGCTCTACCAGTTGCAACTGCAACAATTTTATTTTTCTTTAACTCATTAAAAATTTCTATAACTGGATATTTAGATCCAAGTTCATGGCCTAGATATGGCCCGCTCCAATTTAAATGACTTCCATATAATGCTGCTGCTGCACCAAGAGAACTTCCAGCATCACCAGGATTTGGCATAATCCAAATATCATTAAACAATTCCCAAAGTTTTGTATTTGCAGAACAATTTAATGCACAGCCACCCATAAAAACTAAATTTTGTTTTTTAGTTATTTTTTTTGCATAAATCATAAATTCAAAAAGTCTATTTTCATATACCTTTTGGACTGCTGCTGCAATATCAAACTTATCTTGTTCTAAAATAATATTTTGCCAGTCATTAATGCCACGATGAAAGTTATATTTTTGTCTGTCAAAAACTGGGAAATAGTCATTAATTTCTTTAAAATACTTGTTTGGATCTCCATATGCTGCCATTCCCATAAGTATATATTCTTCTTCGTTTGGTTTTAAACCAATAAGTTTTGTAAATGCTGAATAAAATAGTCCAAAACTTGTTGGGTAGTTTATGGAATACCTTTGTTTTATTTTATTGTTTTCGCCAGTCCAAATTGTAGAAGTGTTCCATTCTCCAATAGCATCTATAACAACTATTACTGCATCATCAAAATTGCTTGTAAAATACCCTGCTGCTGCATGAGAATAGTGGTGTTTAAAATTAATTCTTGAAATATGTTCAATGTCAAATTTTGGCTTCCAGTCGGATGAACCACCAAACATTAGTCTAGATTTTTTTAAGTACGGCTTTTCGTAGTATGCTATTTTATCTGGTTTTCCATATTGTAAAGCATCATTGATAAGATCTTTGTTGATATACCAATCATTTTTTATTTTGCTATATCTTTCTGCATGTCCAGCAAAAAGAATGTTTCCATTCTCAATTAAAGATACGGATGCATCATGAGATGTTTCGTTAATTCCTAATATAATCATTAATATATAAATCCATCATATTTTTTTGCTTTTTTATATACTTTAGGATACCTAAGTCTATAATATAATTTCCAAAAAAATTTAATTATTTTTTTCATTCCAAATTCCTCCAATGTCGTGTCTTTTGATAAAATCATTATAAATCAAATCTGAAATGTGTGTAGTCCATGCAGTTCCAGGGTGGTTTTTATCTCTTGCTATTTCCCAATATGGTAAATTATTTATATTTTTATAATATGGATTTTTTTCAGTAATAGTTTCAGAAAGTCTGTGTGTTTGAAAGGTTGTGTCTGGAGTCATAAAATATTTAAAATTTAAACTTTCATACATAGGAACTAAACTATAAAACCAGGTTGTCCAAATTAATTTAATGTTATTGCTTTCACAATAATCTTCTAGCATATTTATTAAATCTACTGCTAATAAAATACTGTCCTCTATAACAAAATTTTTTGTATATTGTAATTGAATTGGATTCATTTTATTTTCAAAATGACGTTTTGAATAAAAAACTTTTTCATATCTATTTAATCTGTCACAATAGTTTATATTTCTGGCAATATCTGGGAAATTAATAAATATATAGTCTGGTTTGCCAAAATTTCTAATAAAGGCCATAACATTTCTGATAACTAGGTGTATAGAAGATCCCATATATCCAACATTATATGCTTCAATATTTTTATTTTTATAAAAATCTTTTATTTTATTTGTTAATAAAGTAGTCCAAGTAAATTCGTAAGGAAGTCCTTCTCCAAACGTAAAAGAGCATCCAGCATACAATATATTAATATCATTATTATTAAGTTCTTTGAAATGTTGTGACCTAAAACCATTATAATTAAGTTTATACGAAAAATCTTGTTGATCTAAAATTTGCAATTCTTGAGGATAAAGAATTTTAGAAGTAAGGTATCCGTTTTCATCAATATAGTGTTCTCCAGGCCATTTTGGATTGTCATGTCTTTCTGGTCTATAATCACTTCTATTATCTAAAATATTAAGACTATACTTATTTAAAAAATTTTTAATATTTTCAAAACTTTTATAATCATAAAAAACTTCCACCTTGCTATCCTCCTATTTAATTATATCATCAACTCAATTTGAGCCTCTTGTAAGAATCGAACTTACGCAACCCGCTTACAAGGCGGGGGCACTACCACTATGCTAAAGAGGCAATCCTTTTAACTACCAATATTATTACCAGAGA